GGTGGAGGTGCCGAGTCGGTCGGCGGGCCGCCTTCCTCGCTTACGTGGATCCCCAGAATTCCATGCTCACCATCCCGCTCGTGCCCGAGATCAGGGAGATGCCGGTGCACTCTCCCAGAAGCTGGAACACGGCGCTGCGCCCTGGGGGGATGACTGCGTTCTGTCGGCTGCTGGCGGTGGCTGCGCTCGCGCTCGCCCCGGCCCACTGCGCCTTGGTGGATCCGATGTTGGCCGCGAAGCCGAAGGCGGCGCCGGCGGTGGTGACCCCGCTCAGGCGAAGGTGGGTGGCGCCGGTGGGCTTGTCGAAGGCGCTTGCCGCGGCGGCCGTCAGGACGGCGACGGCCACGGTGTCCGCGGGTACGAATGCTTGGGCGTTCGGCTGCGAGAGGCTGGTGCGTCGCATGTCAGGCTCCGAAGGTTCGTTTTAGGGCGAGGCCGGTGATCTGCAGGGTGAGGCCGCGGTCTGATGGGCCCTCGTCGTTTTTCGATTCGTTGGACCCGGTGACCTTTGCTTCGGCGATGACTTCGAACTTGGATCCCACTTCCGGCATTCCTTTCATCCCCAGCTTGTCGAGTTCTTCGTTCTCGAGTCTGAGGGCCACACCGTACGGATAGTCGTCGCGGTGCGGAGACGGCAGCGAGGCCCGCACATTCGAGCGCTTCATGCTCACCAGCTTTGGCCCGGCCGCTTTGGGGTCCATGGGGGCTCCTGAGAGATTACGTGCTGCTGCTGCGCGCAGGTTAGCAGGGGCGGGAGGCGCGCACAAGCCACCCCTGGCGCCTGGCGCTAAACCCGCGACCGTACCTTGGCCGGCGTGGCCTCGGGCTTGGCCTCGATCTGCAGTGCTGGGCGCACCCCGTGCACGGCCAGGGCGAGGGTGAAGGCTACGCGCCGGGCGCGCTCGAACACGTCGAGGTGCTCGGGCGGCGTGGGCGGTGGGAGGGGGTCATCGGCGTCGGTCTGGCGCCAGCGCGCGCGGGCTTTCATCCAGAAGATCTGCGCGGCCACGTTCTCGTTGGTCACGGCGTTCTTGAAGAGCGCGCCGGCCACCCGCGCGGTTGCCTGGGTGTGGCCGCTGTCGAGCTCGCGCCGGTAGTGCAGGCGCAGGGTCGTGGGGCTGATGGGCTCGCCCGTCTGGGGGTTGGGCACCATGCGCACGATGTCCTCGTGCGGGATGCCGTAGCCGGAGAGCGCCGCGACGAGGTTGGCCGTCTCGGCGGTGCGCTTGTAGCCGTCCCCTGGGGGTCTACCGGGCCCGCGCTTTGCGGCCGGTGCGGGCTTTGGCGAGGGCGTCGAACGTTTTCTTTTCGCTGGCATGCGTTGCCTTCTTCCCCGTGGCTTCCTGCCACCGTAGCACGGCGGCGTCGACGAAGGATGGGTCGAGCTCCATCGCGTGGCCCCGGCGCCCGAGTTGCTCGCAGGCGATGATGGTGGAGCCTGAGCCCGCGAACATATCGAGCACCGCCTCGCCCTCGCGCGTGCTGTTTCTCACGGCCCTGCGCGCGAGTTCTACGGGCTTTTGCGTCGGGTGGATGCTACCGCCTTTCCCGTGCCCGCTGTCGCGGCTCACTTCCCAGAGGTCGTCCGCAGGGGTCGCCGCGGAGAGCAGCACGCTCTTTCCGGCCTCGACGTGGGCGTGTCGCACCTTCTTGCCCTTGGGCGCGGCGCTCATCACGTAGATCTCCGAGCCCCCGGCCACGAGCGTGATGCCCGTGCCGATCGTGCTGTGCGGGGATCCGTCGGGTGCTCGGGCCGCGGCGCGCCAGACCGTGGTGTCGGTGCCGTCGCCGTAGAACGCTGGGCGCACGCCCTGGCGCGCGGCGTAAAAGCACGGCTCGTGCGACCAGCGGTAGTCCGACCAGCCGAGCACCATGCCGGGCTTCGCCCAGATGATCGTGCCGAGCTCGACGAGCCCCGCGTCGCGCATCGCCTTGGCGAAGTCCTCTCGGGTGCTCGAGGCGTGCCAGACGTACCACCCGGCGTCGTGCGCCACGTGTTCGACGGCCGCTTGGAAGGCACCCGAGAGCATGGTCGTCAGCTGTCCCCGGCGCAGGTCGTCGCCCTGCAGGATGTCGAATTCGCCGCCTCGGGCCTCGTAGCTGACGCCGTAGGGCGGGTCGGTGAACACGCACTGCGCCACGGCCCCGTCGAGCAGGGCGCGCATCGCGGCGGGCTTCGTTGAGTCCCCGCACATCATCCGGTGTTCACCCAGCACCCAGATGTCGCCCGCCTTCGTGACGGGGTTCTTCGGCCGCGCCGGCGTGCCTGGCTCATCGCCCGGGCCCGGGCTGGGCGCGAGTAGCTGCTCGATCGCGCTCGCATCGAACCCCGTGAGGGTCAGGTCGGCGCCGAGCTTGGAGAGGTCGGCGAATTCGGCGGCGAGCAGCGCCTTGTCCCACCCGGCGTCCGCGGCGGCTTTGTTGTCCGCGATGATGTACATGCGCTTCTGGGTGGCGGTGAGCCCGCGCAGGCTGATCACGGGAACGCTTCGGATCCCGAGGCGCTTGGCTGCCTCGAGGCGCCCGTGGCCGGCGAGGATGCCGTTGGCGCCGTCGGTGAGGATCGGGTTGGTCCAGCCGATGGTGGTGATCAGGCGGGCGATCTGCTCGATCTGGCCCGGCGGGTGGGTCCTGGGGTTCTTCTCGTAGGGCCGCAGGCGCCCGATGGGCGTCCAGACCACCTTCAGGTCGTTTTTCTTATTGGACATCAGCTATTCCTCAAGAGAGGGTCTTGAGCATGTGGAATGCCTTAACGATGGCCACGACGTCACCAGAGGCCTCGGCGAGTTCGGCCTCGCGCAGCACGCCGTTGATCACCAGCAGTCCAAACTGGCCGGGTGGGCCGATGTCCACGTAGGCCTGGCGAAGATTCCTCGCTCGCTCCATTTCCTTCGGGAATTCGATGCCGACAGAGCTCATGGTGCCTCCTGTTGCGTGGTGGGGTGGAAGTCCTCGAGGCTCACGGGCTCGCCCATGCGCACGTCGCGCCGTAGGCTCCGGCCGAGCACCTGGCCGATCTTGTCCGGGTTGAGCCCGGCCGAGGGGCGCGCGAGCCTGGTGTCGGCCGAGACCAGCGTTTCGCCGGCCAGCAGGCCGCGGGCGTACCACAGGCTGCGGCGCATCTGGGCGCTGTCGACCTGCGCCATGCCGGTGCGAATCCTGCCTGCTGGGGTGTCCCGGTCCTCGCCTCGTGCCGCGTGCGCGCGGCGCGCCTCGCGGCACAGCACGGAAAATTCCCCGGGCTCCATGGAGAAGGCGGCGTCCGGGCCGCCGGATTCGCGGCTGGTCGTCAGGTGCTTCTCGATGATGGTTGCCCCAAGCGCGGCGGCGCCGATCGACACCCCGATCCCCAGGGTGTGGTCCGAGAGACCTACGTCGCATTGGAAGGTCGAGCGCATCTCTGCCATGTCGAGCAGGTTGATGGTGTCCTCGGGCGCCGGGTAGGCGCTCGTGCACTTGAGCAGCGTCAGGTCCTTGCAGCCGGCGGCGCGCGCTACGTCCACGGCGTCCGCGATGTGCACCACGTCGGCCATGCCCGTGCTGATGATCACGGGCTTGCCGGTGCTCGCCGCGGCCTTGATCAAGGCGTGGTGCTGGATCTCGAAGCTGGCGATCTTGTAGGCGGCACATTCCAGCGTCTCGAGAAACTGAACGTCGCCTGGTTCGAATGGGGTGCTGATCGGCACGAGGCCGTGGCGCCTGGCGAGGGCGAAGAGCTCGGGGTGCCAGGCGCGCGGGGTTTCGGCCTCTGCGTACAGGTCGCCGATCGCGCGGCCTGCCCACGGGCCGGTGGGGATCACCCACTTCGGGTTGCCCACCATCTGGGCGGCCCTGAAGGTCTGGAACTTGATGGCGTCGGCGCCGGCGACCGCTGCGTAGCGCACGATGTCGCAGGCGATCTCCATGCGGCCCCGGTGGTTCGCACTCAGTTCGGCCACCATCCACGGTCGTTTTCTGGTCATTCTTCGCACCCACATTCGCTGATGACCTTCTCCACCAGTCTCTCAAACAACGTGCGTACTTCCCATGGATAGCACACACACATCGTCTCGATCAGCG